GAGAAAGCACCATCATCGCTGTAAGACTCATTCCCGCTGCCTAGAAATCCATAACCAAATGTAGGTATAAACCAACTGTGGTTTCCAGAAATAGCTCCGTGCATATATTCGTGATAAGCAAGAGATAGGGCGTTTAAAGAGCTGCCAGTATGAGCAGTTATATTCGCGCCGTAAGAATGTCCCGTGTTACGACCCGCAGTCATGCTACCAACAGCAACCTTACTTATAGTATTTACATAAGCAATAGCATCGAAATCAAAAAAATGCTCCAACCCATGTACACTCCCATAATTGAAAAAAGCACGCGAACTTATACTTATACCTGTGTCCGTAATAGGAACTTGATTTATAGAAGCGCTAACAAGCCGTAATGCTGTATAATATTCTTGATCAAAATAATCAGTATTTGCAAGTAAAAGTCCGGGGCTATTAGCGTGAAAATACAAAAACTCCCCTTCCCACTCCGAAGGTTTACTTTCCCCTAAAAAGTTATATAAATCTGGTATGTTAAACGTTTTATTATATAAATAATTTACATACTCGGTTCTAATTTTTTTAGGAAAAACAAATTTAATATTAGGGTGCGTGTGCCTTAAAGATCTAAAGCTCACAAACTCGTCTACAAAATCTCCAAGAGTTTCATCGTATATCTCAGCCCCTGTATAATAACCATAATTCTGTATACTTACAAAATATGAATACGGGGAGGAGGTCATAGCCGGATTAGTCCTTTCTTTCCCTTTAGGATATCCAGAGCCAACTTCTAGCCCCTGTCCAAAATATACATTGTCTATAAGTAATTCCTCATCTGTAATTTCTCTACTTAAAAAGCTATTTAAGCGTTCAATTGTCCGTGCTAGAGAGTCGTAAACGGTATCTCGATAATACTTATACTGATGAGGAATACCAAATTTTTGCCTAGTTTTCGGCCCAACGTCCATTACAACAGCTATTAAAGGAATTTCCACAGGAGGACAGTCCCCATAAATACAATCTCTAGCATCTAAACTACTGAGAGCAGATGCAGTAGATTCTAGTATAAGTTTTTGTAGTTTATTATCAAACTCCGATCCAGCCTCTCCATGCTCTAACTCTTCGTCATGCATATCCGTAAACGGAATATTAATAATAATACTAGATGTACTATTTTCTGTACTTAAATTAACTTGCGGAACTATTGCCATTATAAATCTTATTTATCTTTTAAAATATAAACTCAAGATAAGTTTGAGTAGGATTGGGGGATACCGATTGCTGACTCGACTATACCATCTATATTATCTTTTAAGGTTGCAAATTCTTCATACCGGTTAGCATACGTAACCACCTCCGTGTCATATAAAAGGGCGTAGCCGGCAGTCCCACTAAGATAGAGCCCCGAGTAATTCTCCTCTGGCCTACATGAGTTTAAAGATAAAGGATCACCGTCCTGCATTAACACATCAGAATTTAAAAGTTGTTTTAAAATACCCTCATAAACAACATTTGTCTCTGTATCTCTATATTTCAAATCTATATTTGCATGCATCTGCAAAATTTGGCCCTCAGAAAATGTGACCTCATTCGCATCCTGTATAGGAGAAAAGCTCATAAACGTTTTAGGGCCATGTCGGCAAAACTCGTCTATACCGTTATACTCAACCCCGTTGAGATGACTAAATCTCTTATACTCAGTTGTATCCAAAGGAGTATAAACTATAGGATTAGGTTCGTCTTGTAGCTTTACAGGAAGCGTTAAATTAGGATCGCTGTTAATCCTATAATACAATTCTGAAGTCTTACCCGCAGAGAGTAAAGATACTTGTTCGCCGTCCTTATTATAGTGCCCAAGGTTTCCGCAGCCGATGTTATAATCGAAAATATAATTTTTACGAGCAGGGGACCCCTGATCAGATGTATAAAGAAATGTAGGTATAAAATTAACAATATTTTCTAATCCAAATAAATGCCCTAAAGATTTAATAATTGGAGTAGCAACGCCTGCGTTATGAGGCTCTCCCATATTTGAATAATAACCAATAGTGCTGTTATCTCCCACACCGCTAGAATCACTTAGATAATCATTAATTATAGCCGAACTAATCCCATTCATGTCAGTGATACTTGTCGCGCTTGCAGTCGCATGTTTATAACTGTAGCCATACCCTTGATTATCCTCGTCTCTGTAAGGATTTCCTAAAGCCCAAAAAGGAACTGTTATACCGAAATTATTACCTGCCTGGTACGGAACTGCGGAGTCTAATCTCAATAAATCATATACATAGGGATTAGAAGAATGCATTGCGGGCCTAAATTTAATCTGGTTACCCGCCTTAAACTTACGTTCATACGCTGATGAAAAATCATTAATTAAAAAAACATTAATAACTTTATCTGTGGGCCAAGCATAGTTCTGATACAGATAATCAATAGTAATACCGTCTAATGGATCTCGTCTAGAGCCATACCATCCGGCATAGGCCGAAATCTGTTCTTTCGGAGCTACGCCGTGCATACTATAAAAGTGATGAGATCTACTCACCCCGTGGTAGTCGCTCCAGGCCTTTATAACTGCCGTTGAGGCTGTTATATTTTTATATGTAGGAGCGGCAAAGGCATAAGCCCTTTGTTGATATAAGGTTTTTGCATCTATTATGTTTAAACCTGGGTGAGTTAGCTGGAAGAGTCCTTTGCCGTCAGGGCCTATATCTGTTAATATAGGCTTAAATTGAATGCCGGTAGATGCAAAAGCTTTATTGATATCTTTTAAAAGTTTTACAACATTAAATCTCACTGATCTTGGTACGGGATTGCCCTCGCTATCAACCGACATTTCCGTCTCCGACTCCCGTGGCGATATTAAGCGCATATCATCTACTACTGCATGAAACACTATAGGAAAGGTTTTAACTATACCTGGCTGAAGCCCTCCAGAAGCTTTTATAGATTTTGCATTAAATTTAATAGTATCCGCATAAGCCGTTAAAGAGTCTACATTGCCCTCAGCCCCTTTTTTTAAATCTGCAAAACACTCAATCCACAAATCATCTAGATTCTCCAAAGTAATATCAGGATGTAAAAGAGAGAGTAATGAGGAGCTGTCGAATTGGGCCATGTCTTAAATACTTTTTATTGAGTTTAATAAACTTTTAGCTAATAAAGCTTTTTCAATGTCTTTATCGTCGCAATCCTCGCACTCTAAGTTTATAGTCCCCAGCAATTTGTTAACACTCTTTTCTGTCTGGCAGATATTTTTATATTCAAACATTTTACTATAGGTATACTGGACCTCATCTATAATTAGTCCTCCGGGAGAACTTACTATTTGCGCCTTAATCTGGTACATACCGTCTAAACTCATATTAGGAGCAGATGTATTTTTTATATACTCAGACATTCTATCTTCTACCTCTGAAGGATATACTCCAGAATTTAAAATAGTATAAAAAGATTCTGAAAATTTAAAGCCCCTATAAGTATCCTCTGATGGAAAATACATTGAATCGTAAGGCACAGGATACACAAGAGTATCTATCTTACCGTTAGAAACTATAAAATATGTTACAATAATATTTAAAGTAAAATTAGCTCTAACACCATTAATATTAAATCCTCCCCACCCCCCAGGGTTAGATTCAGAATGGTAAGGTCCTGTAACATCTTGAATTACAAGACTTGTGCAATCATTTGCAGTACTTATTTTTAGGTTTAAGTCTAGAGCCATGAGCAGTTATTAAAAAAGGGCAGACAGTTGTCTGCCTGCCCTTTAATTATTAATTATAGTTTATACTATGCTATGTTGAAAATCGCCGTCAAACCAAACGTAGTGTTAGCTTGAGCACCATCTGTAGTATTAACGTCATCTGGTAATGCAAGAACAACTTGACATTTACCAGTACCTGCTCCAGAAACTGCATATCCAGGATCTGCAAAAGTAGCGTTAATAGTCATTACATCGTAATCTGCAGTAGCATCTGCATAAAGAGTAACGTAGTTAGCATTGTTAGGAACACCTTGACGGTAAGGGGCGCCGGCAGAACCTGCTCCGAACCACTCTAGTTCTGCAATATCTCTACCTTTACCGCTACCTGGAACAGGCGACTCAGTTTCGGTATTAGTAGCTGCTCCAAAGTTTTCTAAAGTAACATCAAAAGTAACTAAAGTATTTGTATGCAATCCTAAAGACCACTTTTGCTCTTTTCCTGTAAGAGTAATAGAAGTTGCAGAAGCTTTTGCTGCAGTAAGTCTATCTTTAAGACCACCTTGCGCATTAATTTGAGCTACAAAATCATCTACTACTTCTGCACTAGCTACAGTACCACCTGTAGTGTACTCAAATAAGTACTGCTCAGACTGCTCTGAATATACATCAACGTCATTTGTAACGTTAACTCTAATTACATAACGGTTATTTGCAGTATCAGGGATTGCTGCAAGTGTAGTAATTTGCTCTGCTCGTGCTGCGGTAGCTTTACCAGCAATTGTACAGTTATCGAATTTCAATAGTGGAGTAAAGTTAACTGATCCATCAGCATGCTTTTGTCCAATTTTAAAAAACTCTCCAGCTACAATTGCATTATCGTGAGCAACTCCTGCGTTATCAACTACAAAAATACTTCCTGATCCTGCAGCTGTAGCTGCAGTAACGTCGTTTTGAAATGATGCATTTTCAGTAGCGCTATTTGGTCCTACAAATACATGTAGGGAATTATCTGTTTTAAACATTTGTTTTCTTTTTAAAAATTAATTAATCTAATTATACTGATCTAAGTATAATAATAAAGTGATCTGCACCTGGAGAAACAGGAGAGGTACCAGCAGTTGTTGCTGTACCAAACTTGTTAGCTTCATCTGCATTATCTGATAATACTATAATAGTATCTCCAACCTTAACATTTGCAAAGTCTGTAGTTGTATCTGCAGTTGTACAGGTTTTAGTTTCTACTATGATTACCGCTCCTTCAGCTTGATTATCATACAATAGATTAACAGCGTCTACCACCTTATTGTGGTCTTGCACAGTAACTAGAGCATTATTAAGTGCTCCACCTACATTGCTACGAGGGCCTACATTGGCATTCGTTACTTTTGGTAATTTTTCTATTGCCATCTTATTCTATTTCGTTAAGTTCTATTTTACTTGATTGGTATCGTGGTTGCTCTACTGTTTCTAAAGCATCTACGACAGCCATCCTTACAATCTCTCTGTGTACATGGTCTGGTAATACACATGTTTGTATCTCATCATCAGTGGTCGCTGCCCCTATTTGGAGAGGCTCTGATAAATATCTTAAATGATACTTATCAACTTGTTGCCCGTCCCCTGTTATAAGTTCAACATAAGAGCCATTCTCGTCTCCCCCGAAGTCAAGACGATAAACTGTGTCTTTACCAGGTTTATTAAAAGGATCATCTATAATCTTATTATACCTGTCATGAGTTATAGGTTTTACACTAACTCTTCTAGAAGAAGCGGTAACATCTTTTGTACTAATTTCAGCTTCTTCGTTTATAGAATGTCTGTAGTCATCAGGTAATGCAAAGAAAAATCCATTTGGTTTAGTGTTATTATTATCTACTACTGTAGATATAACCTCATTTTTAACCAAAGTACGTAAATCATCTCTACGCTTCTGATCTTCTTCAAAGCTAGTACCTCGAATATTATTCCCAAATGCACGCTTAGTTATAAATTTATGTTGAGCTATATTTAACAGACGATCAATCTCACTTGTTAAAAAAGAAGGAGCAGCCGACGAATCGGCTTTATCCATCAAAAATTTAAACTCATCATGCATTTCAGTTCTATCCATACTATTTGCCTATAGACATTTTACCTTTTAAATCCAAGTACACTTCCTGATTGTCAGGATTTTTTAAATATTCAATCGTTTGTTCAAGCGTATAACCTACTACATCTCCACCTGGAAGAACATATTTAGTACCACTTTTTGCAAGAACTCTTGATGCTATACAGTCATCAATAAATGCTCTCATAGCAAATGTCGGGTCTTCTACTGTAGTTAAGAATTCTTGAGGGTCATTGCTTACAACTTTATCAAGTTGAGATTCGATAAAATCTACAGAAACATCGTCTCCTGCTCTTTTACCAATAACCTTAAGAACATCTTTCATTTCATTAGTAGACATATTACTAAATACTTTATAAGCTTTACGTTTAAGCTTAGACTTCTTATTTTCCACTTTAGCTTCTTGCTCTTGCGAAGTCATCACATATTCTGCAAATGGAGAATCAAACCTTTCCATTTCAGAGTTAGCAACTCTTTGATGAGCTTTTAAAACTAAGTATTTTAATTCTTGTTCTGGGAATGCGAGATCAAGAGTAGTTCCTTCTTTAGGAACATCAACTCTAAACATAGTCCAATAGTCTTTGTTGTATCTAGACAACGTACCTGCAGACATGTTCATCTTTTTTTCTAGACGTCTTTCGTCTTCCTCAGTTAAACCAGTATTAAGAACTCCAGTACCTTTTGTTGCTTGAACAGTTAAACGCTCAAAGCATTTAGAATAGCGGATGGCCCCGTCGTGATCGTCGGGTAGCCATCCATTCTTCTTAATAGGTTTTAAAGTAACCTTATCTGGTGTATCATTTATAATAACACTTTCCTTCTTCACTTCTACAGGTGCAGCGTCAAGAGTATTCTCTGTTGCTTTTGCCTTCTTTGCCATCTTCTTTTGTGTTTATATTAATTTAATTACTATTTATCAGACAGTTGATGAGTAAATCAATTCTGCACAAGACATTGGGTTTGCAATAAGCACACCTTGTTGAGCTTGAGCGAATAATTGGTAACCATCTACTGCAGACGCAGAACCTTTACTAAAGTTCGTGTTTGGTCCTAACGGTGAAGTTGAACCAGCAACGTGCCACATCAATTCTTTACGTCCTTTAGGATATACTCGACGAATGTTCTTTTCTCCACCTGAAGTACCCATGTTAAGGATAGTGTATCGGTAAGACTCAGTGAACCCACCTTTTGGATGCGGAACACGGTTACGAACTTCGTTATCATACATTGGTAAGTGTACCAAAGTAAATCTAATTCCTTGAGGGCCCATAAACTCTCTGTATTGACCTTGGAAGTTCAAGTCTTGTCCAGATCCTCCGATTCTTTTAGAATCTAATGGTTGGAAACGAGCTGCGTGATTCTCAAGAGCTCTGTGGAATTGAACCATACCACGTTCACCTGTAAACGCTACGAAGTGACGTTGGTCTTCTGGAAGAATGTTAATTGAAAGATTCAATAATACATCTTCTAAATAATCAATTGTAAAGTCAGTATAGTGGAACTTGTACGATGGAGAGATTTGCTCACGTAAACCTGCACCTTCGATGATTGGAGTACCATTGTCTCCGTACATGTTGTAAGTACCATTAGCTTGTTTGTTAGACTTAGAGAACCAAAGCATACGCTCTTTTTCTTTCATCCACTGACACATAAACTCCCATTCAGCGTACTGAGTCCAAATCTTTGAAGTCTTGTTAGACTTAGGATCTAGCATTTCAATAACTAATGGACGTTGGTGCATGTTTCCAGGAATAGTGTAAGTCTTAGATAAGAAAGACATTGCATTACGCATTTTGAACGGAGAGCTGTAGCTTGTTTCACCATAAGTCTTGTTCAAAGTTCTTTCTTGTGGAGAGTATTCTTTACTCGCTTTAGAACCTGCAGCTAATAGAGATGTTGCAACTGAACTAGAAGCATCGCTTGCCATAAGTACACAAGGATAAATCCAGTTTGTACCGCTTGCGTATGGTTCACGCATAACACGTACAGCAGTTTCACCATCATCCAATACTAACTTATCAGTTACTGCAAAGTACTTTTCACCGAATTCAATTAGAATTTCAGCACCGTACTGTCCAGGAGTTCCTGTAGTACTATTTGTAATAGTAATTGCTTTCTCATCGTCACCTTTTAGGTACCACTCGAAATCATTGTCATCTGCAAGCTCTTGCTCGCCACCGCCAATTGATAAAAAATAATCTAAACCTGCGTACTGGTTTAGGCCAAAAACTCTACTAATGATATTTGATACCAAAGTTGGTTCTTGTGCGAATACGCTCCCTAGATGGTTTTCTGTTGTTAAACCAGACCAACTTTTCGGAGAGTACATTTGTAATGAACTAATTGTGTTTGCCATTTTAAATTAATTTAATTATTACTTGTTGTTTAAATAAATAGCTCCCTATCGTAGAGATTTTCGCATAGTGTCAAAATCAACATTATTCGAAGTACCTCTACTTGGTCTGGAACCAGTTTTTTTCGTACTTTTTATAACGTCAGCTAATTTACGAGTTGATTTCGTAGTTGACTGGCGTTCAAACGCTGAAAAATCCCACTTTAGGACTGTCGCTAAATATGCTATTTTTAAATCAAACTCAGGATCTTTTTCTCTTATTCGCATAATTTCATTTTTCCCCTGTCTGTCTAATTTAGTTATACCGTTGTATAATAAATCTTTGTCTTTTGGATTTAATTTAAATCCTGGAAGAATCTCTTCTTTATCGCTTATATGACCTTTCAATTCAGATAACCAATTTTTATGAGCTTCCACCCTTTGTTGCTTCTCTTGTTTTTGGTCCTGCCATGCCGTCAGGCGTTCCAGTGTCATAGCCTAGCAGGTTCAGCGTATTTTGA